TTAAACCTAAAGAAAGGGAGTAGAACGAAGAAGATGGCCCGTTCTGCGACCAGAGCTTTGGTAATTGTATGGTCAGGATGTGAAATCCAAGCATCTCTTAACCTCTTCGCCTCCAATTCTTCTTTTGCATCTTCCTTGATACCGTAAGCATCTACGATATAACCCAAGGCAAGATCGTGTTTAATCTCGTCTTGTACGTTTGATTCAAGGAGCTGCCTAGCAAGTGATGGTACTTCTTTTTCAAGTCCTTCACGAATAAATTCTCCAACTGGCAGCTCCATATGACGTACTGCGAGCGCACGTCTGATGGTTTCTTCAGCACCGTTCTTTACCTCTCCTCTTTTTGGTTTAACTGGTGTCCAGGTTCTTTTTCTTTCTAGTAGTTTTTGATAGGGATGTTTTCTCATTATTCTTGACAGTCACAGGTTATTGGCTC